ATCCTGCGGAGAAACGCATAATGAATGATCTGCGTAAAGTAAGCAAAAGGATTTTGGGATTTCTCAGGATTAAAATTATGAACGTACTGAACGCAATTTTCGATTCCATCAGAGATCATATCCTCCTTAAACATATAGTTAACAAAGTTTGGTTTAAACGAGAGATGATTAGCAATCTTTAGAAAGCACTCCCCAATGTAACGAGGGATTGGTGGTTTCGTATCCCATCTTTTAGGCCAATCTTCTTTTACTGGTTCCCTTCCATACTTCTTGATGAAACTATTTTCAACTTCGCATCTGTACTCGATAAGGGCAGCCAAAAACTCTTTATTGTTTACATAATGTTCGGACCTCTTCCTCTTTGCCATAGGTCTTATCATAAGTTTATCTCATAATATGTATGAATTATATCATCTATCAATAAACTTGACAAGTTCTCAATTACCCTATAGACTAACTCTGTCAGGGTTGATAGGGAAGCTTTAGGTACTCTTAAATATCTTTTCTAGGATTTCTTTTACATCATTTACATTTCCTAGACGACCCATTTTTCTATTAATTGGAGAATGATTAGTAGTATTTTTGTCAGATGCTCTAACATAATCTTGGTACATCATGATCATTTCCACATCAGATGATTCAGACATGGTTAAAACATCTGCTAGATTAATTATGAACATATCATCAGTTGTGGTTTTTAACCATGGTTCTATCTTATACCCTACTACTCCCATCTTTCCTTTTAACTCATGAATGATGATGGGATTAGAAACAAGAAGCATTGTTCTATCTTCTTCTTCAGTTGCAGCTACTTTGGCAAAGATTTCTTCACCTGTTTTTAGTTTGACTGTACAGTAAAAATCGTCTTCTATCATATCTTTAATTGAATAGTGATTATCTCATAGTTAAAGTTTTCCTCATTATATGTTTTGATTCTTTCTATGAAATGATTGAGTGTGTAATTTCTTCTGGACTTGGTTGAACAATCATCTGAGATGTCATACAGAGTTGCTTTTACTTTGTCTTTTCCTTTTCTAAGAACTCGTCCAATACTTTGAAGATTACGGATTCTTGATTTACTTGGAGAGGCAAAGATAACATTATGGAGTTTTTTAATATTGATACCTGTACTAAAAGTTCCATAGGAGGCAACGATGATAGCATTGTTTTCTCGTTCTGTAATCTCTCGTACTAACTCCCTTTCTTCTGCATCTACTCCACCATGTACAAAAAATACCTTACGGTCATCACCCTTGTTATTATTTATCTGATCGTAGAGTACCTGTCCGTGTGCTTCGACTCTTGCGAAAAGAACAAGTGTGTTTCCTTTAAGATCAAGTGCTAGATTTTTAATAAATCTATTACGTTGTTCATGAGAGATGAGATATTCTATCTCATCATTATATGTTTCAAAAGTTTGTGGTGCATGTTTAAGAACAAGACATTGAATATCAAGTTGTGATAAGTGTCCTTGCCTCATTAACTCATCAGTTCTGGTAACCTTATATGATGGACCAAAGAGACCCTCAAGCACCCACTTATGGGTCTGTGTGCCGTCTAATGTTCCCGTGAAACCAAATCTATACTTAGCATGATGAAGTTTAGTCATGATATTAATCAATGATTTAGACTTGAATAAATGTGCTTCATCGCCTATAATACAACCATAGTCTTCAAAGAAAGATCGTTCTAGTTTATATACAGATTGCCAAGTTGTAATTGTCACTGGAGCATCATTACTCTTCTCTCTACCAGAATAAATTTTGTGACAGTATGACTCAGCATCCCAACCATAATCAAGAAAATCCTTGTACATCTGCTCTACAAGGGATGTCGTTGGAACAACTAAAAGGATTTTTTCTCCTCGGTCTACATAATATCTCACAAGAGAATAAATCATCAAAGATTTGCCTGAAGCAGTGGGGCTTATCAGTAACTTTCTATTATGCTTTAGAGCACCGTATACTCCCTCAACTTGGTATTTACGGGGAGTATGAGAGCAAATAGAATACATGTAATCTTTGACACCCTCCATTGAGATGTTATCGTTCTCTTCAAATGGAGTTCCGTAAAACTTATTATCTTCAAATTTATAAGTGTAACCGTAGTTCTCACAGAAGGATACAATCTTATCTAACAGACCGACATAGATTTGTTTGGAACGCATATCAAAGAGATGGATCTCTCCGTTCCAGTTTCTACCACGGTACTGCGGCATAAATTTTGCATTAGGAACCTCAAACTTAAAGTGATCTCTAAGTTCATATTCAATATGAGGTTCAGTATTAATCTTTAAAAATACTTCGTTGGATTTAGATATAACAAGATTTGCACTAGTGTCAATCACGTAGATCCATTCATCTACTAATATTTATTACATATTGGTAAACCTATGTTCAAGCATGATTCTGTAGAAATGATCTCTCATGGCAAGTAGATCTTCTTGCTCTTGCGGTGGTCCACCAGACCATTTTTCACATGCTTGAGAAAGACCTGTGTAGATAATACGAACTGCTTCTATTGGCAGTTCTAGTTGATAGTAATCTTCTTCTTCCATTTGGTTATTTAGTGTTTTGTATCCAATTTTTGATACTAGACAAATCCCATTGACCATAGTGATCAGGTACAGACTGTTCATCCATGAGAGACCATATCGATTCCATTGATCTATGACTACAAGCACTTACTAATGCATCAAATAAATTATCTTCAAACTTTAGTGAAGTTGCATAGTCCCAAAATGGAGTATCGTATTTAGATCCAGACTGATACAACCATAGCAAATAATTTTGAATTTTCAACACGTAAGAAAATATTTCAGTATGAATGTATTTTTTTGATAGACTACCTTTCAAATAACTTAAATAAGTACTAGTTGCATGAACGTATGCTGGATTTGAATTAGCTTCTAAAGGTTCTATAAACATTAATTTATTACCATTCAAAAAAATTCTATCGTCAATCATGAATTGATTAGATATGTAATTTGAAAAATTTAAATTATCGGTAGAATCAATTCCAAATATATCTCTAAAATTTTCTCTTGCTTGTTCTACTGTTGTTATATCTTTGTTGAACAAATATCCATGAGAAACAGAATCTGTATTTGGAATTCTAAAACACCAACCATCAGGAGTTGCTACACAATCTGTCCAGTGAAGATCATCTTCCTTCTCAGATCTACCCAATAAAACAGAATTGACTGGATTAGTAAGAGTAGTATAATTATCAAAAGATGTTGGTTTACCTGAACAATCAATAATATAATCAGAGTCTACATCACTATAATCTTTTACATTTTTTTCTATTACTTTAAATTTATTTGACGAAAGAATAAACTCTCTAAACTTATTCACATCATAGTGTGCTGCAGAGTAACCCATACCGAAAGGATGAAAAAATTCGTCTTTCTTCTTACCCCAGTTTTTATACATGATTCCATGCTTTACAGTGGCTTCAAATGGATTGTCTGCCCAATCAACGTCAAAGACTGTGGATAGCAGATTCATTATTCCAGGAACAGTTCCTTGCCCCACTTTCTCTGGTGGGACGAAAGGATCGTGAATGAGTTCTACTTCCCAATCAGGCATGTTTACAAATGCATAATATCCCTGGACTGCAGATAGTAGACCTGCAGATCCTGCACCAATAACAGATAATTTTTTCATCCCAATCCTGCGTTAAATCTCATAAACTCTATTGCGTTTTTGATTTGATAAGTACGATTAGTTATCTGTTTAAGTATACTCTCAATATAAACTAGCATTGTATCATAATAGTCAATTTTCAAACATACCGTAGATAATTTTTCATCAGCATCAAGATACTTCTGCATCGTATCTTTATCACGAATTTTTTTAGGAAAAGGATTTTGTATGTATACATCAGGGTCAGCTTTACCACTGAAGTATTCATATCTTTCGTGTCTAATATTTTTTCTTTGCTGTTCTGCTTTCTTTCTTAGTAAAAAGATAGTATTGTACATTTCAAAATACTTCGCATGGAGTGTGGGAACATTAGTAGACTCTGTATGAAGATTATCCATATCGATTTTAGAGTCTTTTTCCCACATCTCTTGAAGTTTATCAAGATCGATCATATAGGGTTGCCACGCATATCGGCTAGTGTGTATATAGTATACTTGAAACTTACTTCTGCTGTAAAGTACTCGATATCTGTATCAGTTGCATCAAAAGATATAGTTGATAAGGAATATGGAAATACATCGTTAAAAAACACTTGAAATTTAGGAACAAGGTTATTACTCAATATTTGTAGTGTAGCATCAGAATAGATGTTCTCACCTCTTTGTGCAAAATTTCCCGTAATCTTTCCTGCTTTATCTAAATCACTTAATTGACTTAGTTTTTCTGGATATCCAAGACCTCTGATCCAATTTTGAATCTCCATAAAATTGAAGAGATCTTCATCAACTAAAAATCTTAAAGTAAGATCTCCAAATTGGATCTTATCTCCAGGAACATCAATATCCTTTAGATAACTTGTTTGTTGTGCGATACCAAGATCTAAAGAAGGTATATTTGCCTGATTACAGAAAAATGCCGCAGCAGGACTCCTCTTCAGAGCAAACTTAAAACCAGTTGGTGATAAGAAGTTCCTATTTTGAATCGGAGTTCCTGGTCTCTCCTCAGGTTTTTTTCTGGTTGGCATGATTATTCAGAAACTACAGTAGCATTAGAAAAATGCTTTGGTGTGTAAGTTATACCATTTTTGGTAACAGTAGTTGCTTTATCTGCATTAGCATCAGACTCGTTAGTATATACCTTCCTATCATCATAGGTCTCAGTCCATCTGTTGTCACCTGTATAATATACATCACCAATAGTTGGATTCATAATACTTGGTGTTTTAATGTGAAAGGGCATCTTACTTAGTTCTCTACATCCTTATTTAGATATAAAAAAAGACCTCCCGAGGGAGGTCTGTGCCATTATTATTTTGTTTTTTTCTTCCTATAAAAATCACTCTCACACTTAAAATAGATTCGTGTTTGGATAAATTTAGGATCGATGTATTTGGTTGGATTTGGTTTGTTTTTGAATTTGTATTTAATTGGATTTGTGTAGATTAGTATGTGATCGTATTTGTGAGGTGTCATAAAAACCAATAAGGCAATCCTATTTAGCAACAAACATAAAAAAAGAGACCCATAGAGGGTCTCTTGGAAAAATATGTGTCCGATGGATCACATGAGGTTCTTAACAGTAACTCTTCTGTAGTAACGGTTGCTGTTAACACGGAGACGACCTGCTCCAGCAGTGGTTCCTTCTGCGAATGGGTTTGCGACCATGCCGTAGCGGGTCTTAAAGCCAATCTTGGGCTGGAAGGTGTTCTCTCCAACGGCACGAACCATCTGGAGGGGAACATAAGGACAATAGAACAGACCTGCGTCATAAGGTGAAGTACCCTTATAACCAACAACGTAGTACTGGTTAGCAGCAACGTTTGCAGAATATGGGTCAATGTAGACTCTGTACTTACCTTGCAGGACACCTGCGAAGGTGTTACCAGTGTCATCAACGTTCAGGTTTGCATTGAGTGCAGGGGTGTAATCAAGTACACCAGCCATGGTCAGTGCGGAGGCAACGTCTGCAGAGCAGAGGATCATGTTGCCCTTTCCTCTACGAGTTCTTTGTGCGATTGCGTTCGCATCTCTCTCGATTTGGAAAAGCAGACCCTTGAACTTCTCAACACTCCAACGTCCGTTTGAGTCGATGTCGAGGTCGAACTCACCAGCAGTTGCGGTGTTAGCACCAGCACCTGGTTCAGCAATCTTATAGATGGTTCTGATTACTTCACGGTTGATCTCAGCAAGAATCTCAGTAGAGAGAATGTTTGCGAGTTCAGCCTCAGCATTCAGACCATGGATTGCCTTGAGGTCCTGTGCCAGTTCCAGGGAGTACTCTGCTTTGAGTGCTCTGGACTTCGCAGTCACAGTAACTTTCTCAATGCTGAATGCCATCTGGTTGAAGGCAGTATCACCAGTGCCGCTGAGTGCTTCAGCATTGGCAGTGGTCATACCCTGACCGACATCATATGCGGTCGAAGATGCAGAACCAGTTGGGTTCAGAACTGCAGGGTTGGTTCCTGCTTGTGCTTGGGTAGTACCCAAACCAGCAGCAGCATCAGACTCACCTGCGGTGAGGCTTCTGCCTACGTTCTGACCGGAGAATGAGGTATCTGCTTCGTCGAATAATGCCTCGGTTCCAGTTTGACTGGTGAACTTGGAACGCATCGCAAAGATGAGTCCAGTAGGACCAGACATTGGTTGAACACCTGCGAGGTCATATGCGACCAGGTTAGGCATAGAACGTCTGATCAAAGAGATCAGAACGGGGTCGAAACCTGCAACAGGTGAAGCACCTGAACCCGAGAAACCAGGATTACCGGTTGAGGAGGGGTCGGTGTTTACGTTTGGTTGCTCAGACAGGAATGAACCTGAAGTAGCAAAAGCTTGTTGTTCTCTGAGGAACTTCTCTTGGTTTTCGAGCAGGACAGCGGTTACGGCTCTCTTGTGTGAATCTTCGATTTTATCGAGACCCTCATGGTTGAGGAGAGGTGCCCACTTTTCCTGCAACTGTTCGGATTGGAACATTTGCGGTTACCTAATACGTTTACGGTTTGATTTAATGTTAAATTCAGGAGTTTTTGCTAAAAGAACCCAGGGTTCTCATATATGCGGCCATGGATGCGGAGTAATCTTCTCCACCTGCATGATCTACACCTTCAGAAAGGGTTTCAGTTTTAGCAGTGGAAGACTCTTTCTTGGAGTTAAAATAGGACTCCTTGAGTGTTTCCAGTTTGCCACGATATTGATCTTCACTTTCAAACTCTACACTTTCGGCAAGTGATGCAAGCTTCTCTTTCTGAGTAGACGCAAGTCCCTCAGAAACATCATTGAGGATTCCATCAGCAGCAGACTCAGAGAGTCTAGCGTTTAAAGTGATGTTCTTCTCAATTTGCTCGTTGAGTTTTGTCTCCATATCATCAAGTTTTTCTACCATGCTCTCAAGTACATCATATTTGTCTTCAGGGATTGTTACATAATGTTCTTCAAAAAGACTCTTCATTCCAGCAAGGAATGATTCGGTCATTTCGGTCTTCAGACCAGCTTCAACTGCGAGTGCGTTCTCTTCAAACCACTCGTCAGAAACATACTCAAGATAAGAATCAACTCTTTCTGCGAGTGACTCTTTAGCAGCAGCAACTTCTTCTGCAAATTTCTCTGCATACTGTGCTTCCAGTTGCTCTTTGATTTGAGCAACTTTAGCATTGATTGCTGCTTCAAAAATTGTACGTGCTTTTTCTTGAAATTCTTCGGAAAGTTCTTCACCAGCGATCAGAGCATCGATGTCCTCTTGAACATCATACTCAGCAACGACTTCCTCTTCGGTAGTTACTTCTTCTTCAGAAACAACTTCGTCTTCGGTAGTCTCATCTTCAGCAACAATCTCGTCGGTGGTTGCTTCTTCTTCTTCGATGGTGTCCTCAGAGGAAACTTCTTCCTCTTCCTTCATGCCTTTCATGGCATCAGCAGGTTTTGCACCTTTGTTTACCACATCCTTAACTTGCTTAAGGGATCCACCAGGAGTCTTCAGCTTTGCTGAATCGTCATCTACTTTGTAGTTTTCTGGTGTAGGACCACCCAGATCTTCCACTGTAGGTGGTGTACCACCAGTGGTCAGTTTGGGCATGGGATCAGCAGGCTTTGCTCCAGCATTAACAGCGGTGCGGGATTGCTGTGTCTTTACTTCCATTTCTTGTAAATTCTTGCCACTAGACATTAGAACTCTCCGTGTTTTTCCGTATTAAAACTATATTTATTTATAAAATTAAAGATTAGATAAGAAGTCATTGAATAAATTAAGCTTATGCTCTTCAAGTTTTCTCTGATCTACTAATGTATTAATTGTCTTTTTGGTTTGTTCTGCATATCTTTCACGCAGAAGTCCACCTTCCCAAACCCACTCTTTTCCTTCCATAATACCTTCAACAAAAGCATCAGGTGCGGAAGGATCAGCAACGATATCAGCAGCAGTTGCTAACATAAAGTCGTCACCGACAACATTGCATCCCTCTCTCGTCATTTTGAGAGATCCAATTCCTCTAGAAGAAACACCGAGTTTTACTCCTTCTTCTACGAGATTTGCGGCAATCTTACCCATTGGAGTTCCAAGGATTTTTGCCTTACCAATGAAATTATCTCCACTTTCTTTCAAAGAAACGATTTTATGAGAAACTCTATCGAGGTTAACGGTAGGACCATCGGGGTGACCAAGTTCACCAAGTGCTCTACCAGCATTTACATGTGCTTCATTATAACGAGAGACTTCACGACGAAGAGTTTCCATAGGATACATACGACCATTACGGTTCTTGATGTTTCCTTGAAGGAAAACTCCCTCAATATACAGTGATTTCTTACCAGACTTAGTGGTCTCTACAAGAAATTTTACTGATTCAATTTCTTCTCTAATCAGTTTCATTAGGATGCTCCTCCGCTTGATTGTACTTGTTGATAATGAAGTGTTCCAGATCCATCACCATATGCAGCAACCATAAAGGAGCCTCTCAATTCTGCTTGTCCAATTACATTAGTATGTGCATATCCAACACCATAATCATGATCTACAATGATCCTGGTACTAAAATAACCTGAGGAACCACCAGAAGTATCTACAGAAGAAACAATTTTATGAGTAAAATCAAGATAACTTTGTCCTGTTACTGTTAACGAAACAGCATCTCCTGCTTCAAAAGGAGAACCAGTTCCCTCAGCAAAATCAATAACTGTTGTTGTTCCTGTAGTAGTAACACCAACAACCCTATTTGATTTAACAGAACCTAATGAGATAACTTCTGACTCTCCAGAATGCACATAATAATTTGTTGCTGCTGCGGTTGGAAGAGTTCCAATGGCAACGTGACAACCTGCACCTTTTGCCACAACTCTTAATGAGTCTGACTGCTGAAGGGTTTTATCAACACCTCTTCTGTTTGCACCACTAGTAATCGCAAAAGAGGAATTTACTCCTACTGGTTTATGTCCCATTATTCTTTAGAGTTCATTTATAGTAGTTATTTATAAATCAGACACCATCGGTGGTCTCAGGTGCTTCGTCCTCTACTTCAATTTGATCCTCTCCACTGAGAAGACCATTCGCAACTAGTGGACGGAAAGCATCAACTCTCTCTGCAGCTTTTGCATAGAGAACATCTTTAATAGAATCACTAATTTGTGATGGTGACTCATCACTAATGATCATATCTAAAAGGTCATCCATTTAATTGTATACTATACGACTATGGGTATTTATATCTCCCCACCCTTGGGCATTTCAATAGGTTCTGCGGCAGATGCATCAATCTCAGGTTCCATCTGTGGTTGACCCAAATCCATATTTGCTGCTGAATCTAAAGGTTGTCCTGTAGCAGGATCAATCGTTGCAGGATCTGGAATTACCCCATCCTTAATCTCTTTTTCAATCAACTTATCCTGTTCAATAATCTCAATATCAGTCTGACGTAAGATTTTACGACGGACATAATCCTGAGAATAGTATTTTCCGATGTATGGTTCTGCAGTTTGAGCAAGAGTTAATCTTTCATTGAGAAGTTCTGCCTCTTTCAATTCAGAAAAATGATTATCATAAAGGAAATCATACTGAATATGCTCACTCATAACCTCCCAATCCTCTGGAGTAATTATATTTTTTAGGAGTAATTGAGTCTTCAGCATGTCATTAAACATGTTGGAGAATCTCTTCCTCAAACGTCCAACAAACTTAGTAAACTTGAGTTCGTCTCTTAGGATCTCAGAAGATCTCCCCAAGTTAAACCCACCTTCTCCATCCATTCTTGATGGTGGGACGTTAAGTGAACGATAGAGTTTCTTTTTAAAATACTCAATATCAGTGATTTCACCCAAGTTTTGTCCGCCAGGGAGAGTGGATATTTCGGTTCCTCTTCCACCCTCACGCCTGGGAAGCCAGAAGTCTTCAAGCATTGCCATGTACTTTTTGTCATCACGGATTTCTCCTGTGTTTGCATCGTATACAAGTTTGTTGCGATAACGAGTCATCACATCACGAAGGTATTGCTCTGCCTTTACCTTAGGAAGATTACCAACGTCAATGTAGAAAATTCTACGTTCTGGAGCACGGGACAATCTGTAAATAACCAGTGAATCCTCAATCATTCTAAGTTGATTGAGAGATTTGATTGCCTTATGAAGATACGAAAGAGTTGATCCTTTGTTACGATCAACTAATCCAGATGTACAATATGTGATTGCATCTCTTGCAATCTTAATTCCTTGCTGTGCCCCAGTTTGCATGGGGTTTCCAGTTGGATAAACTGCTTTAGGATTATAGATAAAAAACTCTTCAATTTCAGGAAAGTCATAATCCATAGGATTATCACTCTTTATCCTTGCAACTGCATTGTTAATATCACCTTTCTTTTTCTTTTGTTGTCTTACATAACGCATTTTCATTGCGTCAATATAACGAAGCTCCTGAATTCCTGCTTCAGGATCCTTCATATCAATAATCTTGTGATAATAAATGCGACCATCAATGTACCAATTCCTATAAATTTCGTGTGCCTTCTTGTCAAAATCAAGAAGATCAAGAATATATTTAAATTCCTTACGAATTATATTTTTGATACCATCACTTGCATTAAGATTTGAAAGTTCAATCTCAACTGGACTATCATTAGAATCTGAAACAATTGCTTCATTTACAATATCCTCAATGGCACTATCCGCTTCAGGATGAAGTGCCATTTCACGATATCTTTTAATCAGATCAAATTCTGTGCGATATACACCCTCAATATCCACATAAGAACCAAAAAAACCACTACTCATATAGTGGTCATTCCCGTCCTCATTATTCGGAGGAACGGGACTGACGGCACTTGGAGATAGTGGTTCTGTGTCCTCGATAGAGAACCCAAATAACTTAGACATTATTATAAACTAACTTAAGTCTGATCTATTTATGGATCAGTCAGCACTGTTATCTGGGGACCAGTATTGAACTTGGAATTCAACTGTGAATTCTTCAATGGTGTCGGATGTGTCGTAAGACAGGTCTATAGCAGAAATGTTCGTTGGGAATATTCCGTAGAACTTGTACTTCTTAATAGTTTCAAGACCTTCACCACTTCTGGCATTAGGATCAGTGTTAAGTCTACTGAACTGTTTAACAACAGCATCGACTTGGTAATCAGCTGGGTTAAGCAGACCAGATCCGTCAGCATATTGTGCAATCTCTTGCATCCAACGTTCCATTGCAGCACGGATAACGAAATCGTTATCGTTGATTACTGTAACGGTCCAGGTGTCAAAGGTTCTGTCACCAGCAACTTTGAAGATTCTGCCTCTGAATGGAACATCAATCGATGCTACGTTTGATGCAGGCAACTGTGCTGCCTTACAGAGAACAGAAAAACTATCTGAATCGTATCCTTCGTCACCAGATCCAGGGAAAGACGTTAAGTCTACCTGGAATAGATTGGGGCGAGCACCGCCCCCGATCAGAGTTGATTTGATTTTCTCGATAGAGTGTGGCATTTTTTAATCCTCCTTTTGTTATTTAGATAATGCTATCAAACTCTGCCAACTACTTCTTCAAAGCTAACACCAGTGCGGGTAGCAACGAAGGTAAGTGTTACATAGTTAATTGACTTAGCAGGCTTCAGGAAGATGTCTGCCCTAAACTCATTGTTATCGATGACATCAGGAGTGTTATTCGTGCTGTCACAGACAACCATGTATCCGTAAAGTCCTCTCTTCGCTTGAATATCACGGAGATAAGGTTGAACAATGTTCTTAAAGTTAGCTCTAGTTAACTCATCGTTGAGTTCAAAGAGTTGAGCTTGTGCTGCTCTTTCTAGTGCCTGTTCAATAGTAAGGAACAAACGACGGACGTTAATTCTATCGAATGCAGAAGCATATCCGAGTGCAGTCTTATCACCGAATAGAAGTGTTCCAATACCAGGTGTCGTGATAAAGGAGTTGATTCTTGCAGGATAGAGACGATCTCTTTGTGCCTTGTTGGGGTTATATGCCAGTTTAACGGCATTGTTGATAACACCACGTTGCTGTCCAGCAGGTGAGAACCAAGGATATGCAACAATTGCGGTGCGAGTCATAAGACCTGCAACGTCACCATTTGTTGGAACGTAACGGAACTCATTATTAAATCTGTCATACATGTACTTATATCCACTGTCAAATGTTGCATAAGATGAAGAGGACAGTGAACTGAAGTAATTAATCAGATTTTCTGTCTGAGTGTTAGTGTTAGTGATGTTAACCAGATTTGTTCTATGTGCTCCGATTGTGGCTATACAATCTTTTCTATCATTAGCAACAGAGATCAGATAGTTTGCTTTTGCTTGCGACTCTGCTTCAGTTGCACAACCAGGACCCATGATCAGATAATCAACTTCAATTTCATCTTTGTTAGCAAAGAGTCCGTAAGAAGTGATAAGGTTAGAAAGTTCTGCCTTCATTCCACCAGTTGAGGAGTAATCAACTCCGCCACCGAAGGTGTAAGTTACAGCACCAATACCAGCAAAAGTGACATCTTGAGCAGGTTGACCCCAAAGTCCATCTGCAGTCGTGATTTGAACAAAGTCTGTCGAGAAACCAGTTGCTCTAGGAGTTGTGCCGTGCTCTGCATCATGTGCTTGAGACAGGTTGTAACCAGCATAGATGTTAGCAGAGAAATCAGCAAGGAAATCTTTGTAGAAGATTCTCTGAGGTGCATTTACATTAGAGATTGCATCTCCTGCTTTAGACAGGTTGATATGTTTCTCAAGAATGTTACCCTTAATTCCAGTGATGGTTCCTGCGTCATCAACTACGACAACGTGAAGTCCATCGTTTTTGCCGTTTCTATCAGTTACATAAACATTAGAAGTAGGTCTTGGTGCAATTGCTTTCCAGAAAGTAGTTGCGTTGGTGAGACCCAGAGTTTGTTGCTCATACCAGTCAACAGCTGTTGTAGGAGTGTAAACAGTGTCACTAGGATTAGTTCCTGTGCTGTTAATACCTGAGTTATTGACAAAGTGCAGTCCTACACTAGTTCCAAATGCTCTTGTATTGGAACCTTCTTGATAGGTAACAGCAGTTTCTGTAGATCCACCACCAACGGTTTCAACACGGGAGACTACTTTAATGTCAACCGTGCTACTACCACCAGTAACATCCGTTGACATTCCAACAATGATACCTTTCAGGAATCCAGTAAAACCAGAAGTAGATCCAGTTCCAGGAATAACTGCATTGTCAAGTGATGCGGTTACACCGAATCCAATTGTTGCACCAGCATCAGCAAGACCGGTTGTTGCAATACCGACTCTCTGATCAGCAAAGTCGTCGATTGTGCAGACTTTCAGTCCATTGGCCCAGGTTCCAGGGTTTTTAGCAGCATAAGTAAAGCTATTATCTGAAGTATGGAAACCAACGTAATCATCATAGTTGGTAATCTTCAGTGAAGTTGTTGAACCAATTCCAACACCTGCGTTTGCATTGTTAAGGTTGGTGTCATCAGTTCTAACAACCTTCAGTACTCCTCCATAAGAAAGGAAAGATGATGCACTCATCCAGTACTCATATTGCGTGTCAGTTGACAGAGGCTTACCGAATGTATCAATAAGTTCTTGTTCTGTAGAAATGTCAATTGGATCGTCAATTGGTCCGATCTTGAAAGGTCCAGCGATCGCACCAATGTTGTCTAGTACATTATCAGCTCTTCCTACTGTTAAGTCAACCTCCCTGACTAATACGCCTGGAGATAATTGAGGAGTCGCCATGTTTTTGTTCTCCGAGTCTCAGTTTATCTGAAAATATTTATTAAAACGTATAGTTTCACAGGGGAAACATGACGTGAACTACCAATCTGGATAACTCCAGTCAACGAACGGATCTTTTTTTCTTTTTCTCTCTAACATTCTTTTTATCGTACAGTCTTTACACTCATAAGAATATGAAGATGCTACTGGTCCTCTATCTTTTCTAGTTCTATAAAAATCCTCAACTAAGTTTTTTGTCTCACCACAAACTCTACACTTTCTATCTTGTAGTAAAAGATGTCCTAACTTAATTTGACCATCTAAGTCCATTAACGATATTCCCACATATAGGATCTATCACCGTACTCTGCTGTTGTCCATCTATCTCCATCACTATCAACAAAACTGTCTTCATCTAACCCATCATTTAAGAACCCAAATGGTGCCATGTCCTGTTCAATTTGATTCTTTTGTTCTTCATATAATCTCTTACGAACATCTTGATCTGTCAACTCTTTGAAGTAGTCCATTTGGACCAACCAAGCATAGATGACAAGACACATTGCTAAGTCATCATTACATCCTTCCTCAGCCTCGAATGAGTTATGCTTTGAAATAAATGTTGTTAATTCTGAAATAATCTCATAATCACTAAAAATTAGTTTGTCTTCTTCAATAAGTGTCTTAAGGTTAAGTGATCCAACCTTCTTCACAGTTTTGGACATCTTAACTCCTAACTGTGTTTTCTTACCAGAGAATCCCTGACCAACAATCTGTCCTGCTCTACCTCTCATAGAACACATCAACAGGTTTTGATACTCAAGATCGTACTGAAGAATACTTGCAACCTGATCTCCAATATCATTTACTTCACATAAAATAAATGCACTATTATAATTTCTTGCTACCTCAAATATGATATTGGGGAAAAGCATAGGTTTAATATCATTATTTCTATATTTGGCAACAACTCTGTGAGGAAATTCAGTAATATCAACCACAACAAATGCAGAGTAATCTTCTCCAACTCCTCTTGCAACATCAACAGTCATTACATAATCATGATTTTCTTTAGATGGTTCATAAACATCTAATCCAGCATTCCTTTGAATAGGATTGTCATAAATTAAAGTTCTTAACTTACTAGGTGCAATCAGGGTATCAACTGATCCTAAAAACTCACACTCAAACTCAACTTTAAATTGTTGCTCTGATGTGTTTTTAATAGTGGTCTTTTTCCACTTCTCATCTCTACCCGGAACCTCCGACCAGTGAACATCTGTGGGGACATAATCATTCTTCTGTTTTTCTGCATCATGCCACAAACGATAGAAATGATTCATACCGTGTGGGGTGGATACAATAATTACTTTGGTGTTTTTACCAGAAGTAATAGTAGGATAAACAGATGCAAAGAACGAGTCAGCAACGTGATTCGGGACGAATGCGAACTCGTCGAGAAAGAGGATGTTGAACGACATACCTCTGACAGCACTCGCAGACGTAGAAGCTGCCAATATCTTACTGCCATTTTCCAACTCCATCG